TCTCGTCGTGGTGGTGTTCGTGGGGCTCTTGCCCGCGCCGCGAGAGGTCTCGCCAACAGACTCGAAAGACGTCGTTCTCGTCCTAATCGATAATCGGAGGTAGCCAATGGCTTTGGTGACGGTTTCCGACCTAAAGACTTACATGGACATTAGTTTTTCCAACAGACAAGAAGACGCTGCTCAATTTGTTATTGACGGACTTCAAAGCGAACTTGAAACATTTCTTCGACGCCCCATAGAGGTTGCTTCATTTACGGAAAAATATGTCCTCGAATCAGACCACACTGGTCTTCCTATGGGCTCAACTATTTTCAATGATTTCTATCAGGCTTCAGACGTAGACCCTGTTGGGCTCATCACTTACGGAACACCCCCTCCAACGGTTTATTTCAATAACTCTCCAGTTGTTTCCGTGCAGAGCGTCAGTGTTACGAATATGTCTGAGACCAACAAGGTTCTTGGGGAAGCAATTAAAAGGACAGCATCGGTTACTTCGGTAACTGTCGCTGGAACAACTGTCACATACACGGCTACCAACCATGGCTTTACTGTTGGACAGAGTATTGCGGTCAGCGGTTTGAGCACTTCTGCTTTGAATCTTTACTCAAATGTAATTACTTCTGTTGCCACTAATACTTTTACAGTGACTCAGAGCGGTCTCACTGCGGGTACTTTTGCGCAAACTGGAACGGCAGTTGCATCGGGCGTTGATTACACCGTAAGAAAGTTTGGAATTGACTTTTACCGTGGCTTCGCTAATGACATTCTGAATGTCACCTACACCGCAGGTCTTGCTGGTGGCAATACGCCAATGTTTAAACTCATGATTCTCAGAGCGGCTGCTCGTGAAGTTCAGAACATGCACGACGATGTTGTTGGAATCAAAGACTTGGGTGCCCGTGAAGTTGCGTTAATGGAAACAGGGTTTTTGGAAAAAGAACTGAATGCTGTTAAGCGTTATCGCAGAAATAGGATTTCCTAGCCGATGGCTTCTAACTTAAAAATAACAATAAAGGTTGACGCTCGACGCGCAATCAAGTTAATGAAAAGCATGGAACGCCGTTCTACGGATTTTAAACCTGTATTTAGGTGGGCTAAAAGAGAACTCGGCTTAATGAACGCTGCAAACTTCACTTCAAATGGTCTTCCCGTTGGAGGTTGGTCTCCCTTGAGTCCTACATATTCGGCTTGGAAAGCGGTTAACTTCCCCGGCAGACCAACAATGGTAAGAAGCGGAAAACTTTTTAATTCCCTGCGCAGTCTTAATGGTCCTGCTAACTCCATTGGTTTCAAAAAAGCAACTTTTGGCACAGATGTTGAGTATGCAAAATTTCATCAGTACGGAACGACAAAGATGGCAAAGCGTAAACTTGTCTATGAGCCTGCTGGTTTTGCTGAGCGTTTAGCCCTATTGTCTGCAAGACATGTTGTCAATGGTAGTTTGGGCATTTAAGGACTAATTGTGGCTACACCAGTAACTGACCTCATGCATGGCGCTCAATGGGCTAAATACTATGTAAACCAATATCTGACTGGTGATTTACCTAGCAGGATAAATCGTTATCGTTCTGGTTGGAATCTTGATTCATCTGAACTCCCAACGCCTGAATTTTTCTTGACTTATGAGCCAATTGCTCTTGATCACTGGCCGACAATTATTACGGTCTGCATCGCAACTTCTCCGTTTGAACGGATGATGCAAGGCAGACAGGGTGACCCTCTCTATCGCGTGACATACAGCATGAGAACTTATATTTGGACAAAAACGGAAGGCTCTGAAGCGGTCACACTTATGCGAGATAGGTTGACGACAGTTGTCCGTTCGGCACTAATGGATAGACCTTGTCTGACAAGGTATGACAGCACATATGACGCCGACATGAATATTGATGAATCGTCAATCCGTGAAGAGTTTTCTGACCTAACACTAATAAAAGGCGACCGCGTATTAGCAGGGGCATATATAGGCTATGATTTAGTATTGAACGAAGTTATATACCGAGATCAGGTCGCCGCCATAACTGGCTATGACATCGAGAATTACAACATGCGCAGTACGACGGAGGAATACTAATGGAACCAATTTATGACGGAGCAAATGCGCACGGCTTGCTAAAAGTATGGAATGCCACAAAGGGATACCTGGATGTGAGTACTGAAGGTCACCTTTTGACAGGTGAAACAACCGCTTGGGTTGAAGAGACCCCTGAGATTATTTCTTTAATTGAAAAAGGTTTACTTGTCCTTGTTGAGGGGGAAACCACTATGAGTCCTTCAGAAACCGTCACACCTGCCGAAAACGCAAAAAAAAAGCGATTTTCAACCGTAACGAACCAGTTATCCACCAGCACAGAAGATCAACCTGTTGCGGATGATACAGTTAATAAAAATGATGACAGCAAAATTGAGCCGTCAACTAATGATGTTTCAGTTGAGACTGTTTAAGTAATGTATACTCGTTTTAAAGAAATTTCTTCGACCCAAATGGAGGGTGCTAGATGGCTGGCGTAACAATTACAACCGCAGTTCGCACAGGCGCAATCAATACTGGAACAGCCCCAGCGGCAACGTTCTTCCTTCTTGGGACTTCTGAGCGTGGAACCAACACCTTGGCAACGCAAGTTACTTCGCTTGAGGATTTTGAAACAAAGTTTGGTGCTCACGTAACGGGCTCTTACTCGTGGTATTCAATGAAAACATTCTTTGAAGAAGGCGGAGTGAACGCATATTTCGTCCGCGTAACCGCTGCTGCTGGTGTCGTTGGAACAAAAGCACTCACCACAGCAACATCAACGGGTCCTGGAATTACTTTCACCGCCACCGGCAAAGGTGTTTGGGCAAATAGCCTTGCATTCACTGCAACAAACAACACCACAACATTTGATTTGCTTGTTACTTACAGCGGAACTACAGTTTTCTCAGGAACTGGTTACGCAAATCTCACCGAATGCATCACCGCAGTTAACGCAAGCGCAACAGCAAAACTTTACTTCACAGCGGCATTGACAGCATCGGCAGTTGCATCACAACTGTTAGCAACAGCCGCCGCGACATCGCCTTCAAACGGTTCAGATGGAACTGTTGCGAAATCAGACTTCATCAGCGCAATCAGTTTGTTTACTGAAGAACTTGGCGCTGGCGCTGTAGCCGCACCGGGTGTTGCAACAGGCTCTAGTGACTCTGCTCTCTATGATGCGCTTCGCACACATGCCGCTTCAAACAACCGAATCGCCTTGTGTGGTTTCGTTTCAACTGCAAGCCTCTCGGATGCTCGTTCAGCCTCAACTGGCTACACAGGAACAACATCACACGAATACATGGCTTTTTACCATCCTTGGGTACAAATTCCTAACGGTTCCGTAACTGTGGACATCCCACCAGAAGCATATGTAGCGGCTGTTCGCTCACGCACACATAACGCAGTCGGTCCATGGAAGGCTTTCGCAGGAATTGCATCAGAAGCAAAGTTTGTTTCAGGTTTAACTCTTCCAGTAAGTCGCTCAGAAGGCGATTTGATGGATGCGGCTTATGTGAACCCAATTCGTCTAATCAATGGTCGTGTACGCATCTATGGTGCTCGCTCACACTCAACCGTTGTCGCACAATGGCGCTTCATCACCATTCGTGACACAATCAACTACATTGTTGTTGAGTCAAACAAACGTTTGGAAGACCTCGTGTTCTCAACAATTGATGGTCGTTCAACACTGTTCGCAAACATCATCAACTCAATTCAATCAGTTCTTGAGCCAATTCGCGTTAATGGCGGTTTCTACGAAGGATTTGACGCAACTGGTCGCCGTATTGACTACGGATACACAATCAAGTGCGACGCTTCATTGAACCCTGTTGCCACGCTTGAAACAGGAACGGTACAGGCACGAATTGGTGTCCGCACCTCAACTGTTGGTGACAAAATCGAAGTTGATCTTATCAAGTCAAATCTAACAACTGCTTTGGCATAACGGAGGAATAAATGGCTCGTCCAACACTTTTCAAGAATCTTGCCACCCAACGACAAATCGTTGGCAAGATTACGCCAACCGACACCACTTCAAACCTTCCTACTTTCCCAGACTATTTCACACAGATCTCTGGTGGAGAAATTACTGCTTCGGTAGAAAAGGTTTACCACGGTGGCGACTTGTTCTCGGAAACGCTTTGTGCTCCAATGGAAATTGGTGACATTACCTTGACTGGTTATGTTTCTACTGATTCGGCTTTCATGCAGAAGATTCAGGCTTTGCGCCAAGTGGTCGGTCGCGTACGCTACGACATCGATGTCCATGTTTTTGACTGTGACATCGCCGTGCCGGGTGCTGACCGTCAATACACAAAGGCATTGCTTGTTGGTTTGACTGAGCCAGATGGTGACGCAACCTCAGGAACCCCTGCTACTTTTGCTCTCACATTCAGTGTTTCAACTGTCTCCGTAGGCAACACTCCTCAATAACTTCTGTTATAAAACCCTATTTTGCAGGGTTGCATTTTTGATATTGCTGTCGTGTTAGTGTTTCGGATATGACAAATATCCATTTCAACTCAGAAGACAGTGGACTTACGGATTCTCCGACCATTGCTCCACGAACCTCCTATAACGACGACATTCGTGACAACGATAATGTTCTTGATTCTCTGAAGAAAATCATTCAGGACAAAGTTCGTCGTCCTGATGTTTATATCAATGTTCCTGAGCGACCCGGCGTTCAAGTGCGTATTTCTCCCAATATTTCGCAGAACCAACTAAAGGCTTGGCGTCGTAATGCTGGTGAAGAACGCAAAGCGGGAATGGATACCATTAAATTCTCTGCGAACTTGATTGCCGCTACAACTACAGGAATCCTCGTTAATGATGTTGTTGTTGTTGACGAAGGTGGAATTGAACTAACTTTTGCTTCGCCTGAAATTATGGCGATGACAAACACAAATCGCCCTCATCCTGATTGTGTTTTGGCGTTCTTTGGTCTTGAACCACATGTTGAAGCCGCGGCTGTCGCAATCATTGAAGCGGCTGGCTACGGAGATACGGTTGATGCAGTGGACCCTACGAAGAGGTCTTCCGAGAGTTAACGGACGATTTCCGCATCGTTCTTGCGGCAAGGCTTGGCGACCTCTTCAAAACTGACCCCATACAACTGTTGAATAGCACTAATGAAGAATGGGTTATTCGGCTTGCGTGTGCTAAAGTTATACAGACGGATAGAGAAAAACAGGAAGCGGAAATGCGACGAAATAAGTAGTCGGTTTTTGCTGGAGCGCTCATACTCCCTAACCCTTAAAACGGAGACGGATAAATGGCAGCCGAGCGCGTAGTAATTGATATAGAGGTTAACTCTGATATTGCGACGATTGAGGCTACCCGTGAAGCCCTTGAACGCTTAACCAACGCACAGAAACGCTACAACCGTGAACGCGACAAAGAACGTCGTGGAGGAGGCGGTGGCGGAGGCGGAGGCGGCGATGATGACAGACGTCCTCGTGCGCCCGGTGTAAAAGGAAGCGGTGGCGGAAAAGGTCGTTACGCAGGTTTCGCTGGACAAGTTTTTGACTTCCGTGGAGACGCGGGCAAAGCAATCGCATCCTACGGTGCGCTCCTCAAGATGGTTAACAAACTATCAATGATTTCCTTGCCATTAATGGCTGGTGCTTTGGGTGCAATTTCCTTGGCTTTTCAAGCAGGAACATACTTCATCAAAATGTATAAAGCGGCGATGTCCACAATGGCTTCGGCGGTTGGTGTTGCATTTGTCGCTATCACTACACTCTTGGCTGCTCAGAGAGAATTTGCCGCCGTTCAAATTTCTCCTCAATATGTTGGTGGAACGCAGTCATCAACTGACCGTTTTGTTGCCGCAGGTCAAGCAATGTCTATGTTTACCGATAGTACCGAGTTGGCGGTTATTGGCTCCAAGGGTCTGCAATCCGCGTTTACCACTTTAAGTAAGGTAAAACCAGTTACTGGCGAAACAGTAGGTGCTTTTACAACGCTCACCAATATCACTGCTGGCATGGGTGGCGACCTAGAGGGGAATACTAAGAAACTTTCTGACTTCTTAGCCAAAGTACAACAAAGCGGAAGTGTGGCTGGTGCTTCGGCGGAGGCAAAAGCACTAGGTCCTGATTTTGAAAAAATTCTCAAAGAAGCCGGTGCTCTAGGTATAAAAACTAGCGACGAGTTTATAAAAGCAGCCAACGAAGGAAAACTTGGTGAAACTTTCGCGACCAAGTATGCGGGAACTTTAGATGCCTTAAACAACACGGTCATGGGTCGTTTCAAGCAGGCTACATCAGCAATCAAGGCACAATTAACCGACTTGGGTGGTGATTACCTTTCCAGTACGGGCGGTGCGATTGTCCGTTTGCAAGGAATTATTCAAACAACCATTTCTCGTCTTGCTTATGTCCTCAACGACTTTGATGCCGCTGGTAAAATGGGCTCTTTCATGGACATGCTTCAAAAAGGGGCAGACAAACTCATAGTCGTTATGACTAAATATTTGGGTACAACGCCCGGTTTGTTTGAATTTTTTGGTAATTCATTTAACAGTATTGCTAACGCTTTTGACGCTATGCAGGATTGGATGAGACAGTTTCAAGCCGCTGGAACAATGATTAATGACTACTTCTTTAAGCCATTGTTTAATGCACTTGGGCAGAGTTTCACTGACAGCATGGAAAGCCTCTCCAACACTATTAGTGGTAACGGTCCTGCTATTGAATCATTTGCGAACGGAATAGCAAAAGCGCTTGCATCTATCGGTAAATATGGTAATGAAATTAGGAAACTTTTCATTACCGCACTACCTCTTTTAACATTGCTTCTCAAAGTTGTTGAATTGTTCTTTAAGGGTTTAGGTGCCTTCGCTAGTGCCGCATCTAGTATTGCTAAAACTTTCGCAAAACTCGGACCTTTAGGAAAGATTGCTGGCGGTCTTGTTTCCGTAGTCGCGCTCTACTCTTTATTCACTATTGCAACACGCTTTTTCAAGACACTTGGTGCAATGTTTGGCAAGAACATGAAGAGCAGGGTTGACATTAATGCTGGTGTTGTCAATGTAAATGGCTCCACAGGTCTCGGAGGCGGAGGCGGAGGCGGAGGCGGAGCAGGCGGAGGCGG